GAGAGGCCTTTCGGCCTCTCGGCCTGTTCCTCCTAAACTGCTTTTATATCATTCAACATATGATACATGTAATCAATTTTCTTTCCCATCTTATAAGCCAATACATGCTTCCCTTTTTTAATTAATCTTTTTTGATAATATTGTGCTTCAGAAATATCTTTCTTCAGTCTTTCAATTTGAATAAAACTCATAGGCATTCTCCAAATTTGTTTAATTAAATTTAATACTATCATAATATAAGTGTAGATGATGATCACCTCCTTATTTTTTAATCAAGTTAGGAAAGGCATCCTGAACTAATTTCTTCGTGATACCCTTGTATTTTAGCGACTTATCTTTTGCCGCTATAAGCAATTCAGCTTCGTCACTATGTAGTGACTCTAATAAACTTAAAAACATTCCTTCTCTGCGTAAGGGCGGAGTTGCATTGGCAACTGGGCCTTTAAAGAAGTATTTAAATCTTCTAAATGATTTATGTAAACTTGTGTATTCATATCCAGCTGGAGCGTCATCCTTACGATATGTTGGAGCACCTGATGGTAATACTGTTACGACATCATCGTCAAATGCGATACGTAATATGTCTAATAATGCTGGTGATCTATTGTTTCTAAGGAACGCGATTCGCTCCTCTTTTTTAGATAGTTTAGAAGCTCCTGATAAAACTTCTGAAATTAATTTTTTAGCCATTGTAAAATTCCTCCACGACTTCAATCAAATTATTACATCTCTTTTTTATTAAATAATTTAATACTTTCATATTTGGCGTTTTTGTTTGCCCGTTAAAATTATTTATAATACTTTGTTGTACATCTTCAGGAATATCAGTTAAATCAATAAGTTTTTTATTTCTTTGATAATTCCTATATATGTCTTCGTCCATAACTTCTCTGAGATTATCTGAGCTTTCTAGCCATTCATCAATACGTGCTTGACGTAATGGACTTTGATTCTTTTCTGATACAAAGGTATCATCGGCTGAGAGAACATTAGGTATACCATCACCACTATCTCCTCTCATAATATGATTAAACAAATATGTTCTTGGATTACTATCTGTAACTAATTTCTTTTGTATAGGACTAAATTGTTTTACATTACCAAACTTTTGTAATTGAATGAAGTCTTTATCTGAGGATACGATCATAATATCTTCAGCCATACCAAATTCTTGAGTTTGTAATACTAATGTACCTATTACATCATCAGCTTCTACACCTTCCATATGTATAACTTTATAAGGTAAATAATCTCTTATTTCATCTCGTACTAGATGTAAGATTCTAAATATTTCAGTCCAATCTTGTGCTGACTCTTCTCTACCTTTTTTACGATTTGCTTTATAAAATGGATAAAATTCTTTACGCCAGGTATTCATACCATCGGCACATATGACCATTTCTCCATATTGATCACGATACTTTTTATTATACATACGAATACTATTGAGTATCATATGCCGTATCATATTCTCATCATTTAATCTCTGTACAATAATATTACTAATAGCTATTTGGCTATAATCAATCAGAATCATCAAAATCCTCCGGATTAAAAATCACATCTTTTAAATCTTTTTTTGCTTTATCATGTTGTTGTGTAAGAAGTTTAATCTTTGTATATACACGATCCATTTCTCTGTGAAGCGCATGATCTATTCCAATATAACGATTAAACATTGCATTTATCATATTCACTACAACAAACATGTCTCTTGATTCTTGTATTGTTTCATCACGAAAATTCATATCCATAAAGGATGGAGATACCTCACCTGTATTAATAAACTCTTCTAAAACTTCAAGTAAAAAATGTGATGAGCCAACGCATTCATCACTCATATCTTGAACTCTATTATATTCTTGCTCGTATTCTTTCCACATTTCCCTTTTTTCTAGTTCTTGTTTTGAAGGGAATTTGTATATTTTCGCCATAATAGTATTATTATACCATAGTTTTAGTCATTTGTAAACAGGTTTTTCACACTTTTTGCACCTATTCTGCAATTAATTATACCATTATAATAGTCATCTGATAGTAATACATCCCTATCAAATTGCTCTTTCGCTTCCATATAAGCACATTCACCCTTTGTTTTACACAAATGAATTATTTCTCTATGATAAAAGTCCTTACCGTGTTTATTGACTTCTTCATTTAGATGTTTATTGGAGCCATAATAATCTCTCCAATCTGACTCTACTTTTAGTTTTTTTCTGCGTTTACGAGTCTTTGTTATTGGTAATGTTTTAGAGCTCCAAAAGAACTTCTTACCAACATATTTTTTACCAGTACCTCGATGAGTTATACAATAGACAAATCCATACCAAACATCTGGAGTAAACTCTTCGGGTGGTTCAAATTTTCTACCTTTGTATATCCAATCATTCATCAAAATCGAGTTCTTCCATATCATCATCTGTGGCTTCTCCACAGTGAGGACAGAAGTTTATTTTAACATCTCTTTCGTCTGGTTTGATAACTATACGGTTATAGCAATATTCGCACTCTAATATCATGATACCTTTTGATTAAGTGACCATTTCCAAAGCTCATCATATCCACCAATTGCTTCACCATCAATCTTAATTTGTGGAAATGTTTTTGCTGTTGGAAACATTTCTAATAATTCATCTCTAGTAAAATCTGTTCCAAGCGATTGATATGTAAATTCATATCCATCTTTTTCACATAATTGTTTTGCTCTATCGCAATATGGACATAGTTCTTTTCCATATATTTCTATCATATTAATACTCCAATTAATTTAAATGCTAATAACATAAATCCAAATACAAAGACTTGAATAATTGCTGCATATACTATTTGTTTCATAGGATGAACATTCTCTAGTTTATCAAAGAATGAATCATCAATAGGTGGCGATAGATTAACTACCTGTAAAACTTTCTTACTCACAGACTTAAACCTTTTAACGTATCTTCAGATACATCTTGTTTTACTCCACCAACCACATAACTACTTATTTCAGTTTCTTGTGGTGCTACTTGAACATTACCACCTGATATCCATTTTTCGGTCCAAGGTAGTGGATTCATTTGTGGAACTGTATAAGGACAAGGTAAACCTAATGCTCTCATTCGTTTACAACCAATCCATTCCACATAATCTTTTAATATACTTTCATTAAGTCCTATCATAGAACCATCTTTGAAAAGATATGATGCCCATTGTTTTTCTTGTTCTATTACATTAGTAAATAACTTAATTGCTTCTGGTTCCATTTCTTTTGCAATCTTTGCAATCTCTGGATCTTCTTTTAAAAGATTTTTAATCATGACTGTTGTACCAGCAAGGTGCGTATTCTCATCTCTTGCAATAAATTTAATAATCTTTGCGTTACCTTCCATCTTCTTAAGCTCGGCAAATGCCCAACTGCAGGCAAAGGAAACATAAAATCGTATTCCCTCTAGAGCATTTGCCGAAAGCAAACACATCCATAACGATCTTTTATGTTCACGTTTGTTTGTTGCTGAGTTATTATTTGCAATAAGATCATCGTAATAATATGCAATATCATTACCACATTCTAGTATTTCTTTTACATCTAAGAGTTCATCAAAGACTTTACTTGGATCAGCATAGATATTTCGAATAATATGTGTATATGATCTACTATGAATTGTTTCAAAGAATGACCAGGTTTCAATCCAGTTCTCTATTTCAGGTAACGAACATATAGGAAGGAAAGCAATATTTGGTGCTCTACCTTGTACACTATCTAATAGGATTTGTCTTTTTAAGTTCGAGGTAAAGATGTGTTGTTCGTGTGGTGTGAGTTCATGAAAGTCCTTCTTATCTTTTGATACATCTACCTCTTCTGGTCTCCAAAAGAAACCTAATTGTTTGTCTGTAATCTTTTCTATCTGAGGGTATTTGACTTGATCGTACCTTGCGATGTCAACATTCTCATCAAAAAACATATTACGTTCTAAGTGTGATTTTTTATTTCTCTTCAGTATTCCCATCTATGTTCCATTCCATTTGTTCTTTTAATGCCACTTGGCATCCTTGTATATAGTCTCTATCTTCTTCGCTAAGTACATTCCAACAATAGCAAACACGATCTAAAAAATCATCTACTGTAATAGGATCAATTATGTGCATTTGTTTCTGCATCATAATCTCTAGAATTTGCATACGCAATTCGATCTTTTCTCTTAGATTATTCTTTTTTATATCTTGCATGACTCGCAATCATCCTCATCTTCGATCTGTGGTGTTGTTCCACTATCATATGTATGATGTTCGTCTTCTTTCATTTCTCCTGCACCGTCAAAAGTATTAAAATAGTATAATTGTTTTAGTCCATACTTATAAGCTGTCACCAAGTCTTTAATCATTACAGACATTGGAACCTTATGGTCCTCAAAATGTTCTGGATTATATGATGTATTGACGGATATTCCTTGGTCGATGTATTTTTGTAATATACCACATATAGCCAAGTAT